TAAACTATGACTGCTAGTAAAATTGTATTAAATGCTGCCTCTGGTGTAGGTGGTGCTGGCCTTGACGTAGAAGAGGTGTTCAGCACGTTTTTGTATACTGGTACGGGGTCTGCACAGACGATTGCCAACGGCATTGACCTTAGTGGCGAAGGTGGTTTGGTTTGGACAAAACGCAGAGCAGGGGGCAATAGTAGTTACTCAGATCATTGGTTGGTAGATAGTGAAAGGGGGGATAGCTATGGGTTGCGGTCTAATTTAACAAACGCACAGTTTCAAGATTCGTCTCTGGGGTTTAGTTCTTCTGGTTATACTGCGCCTAACAGTATTCATTTCACGCAGAATGCAACCGACTACGCCTCATGGACATTTCGCAAGGCCCCTAAGTTCTTTGATGTGGTGACCTATAGCGGTACAGGTTCTGCAGGATTAACGGTTAACCATAATTTAGGGTCTGTTCCAGGCTGCATCTGGGTTAAACGCCTTGATGCAGGAGATGGTTTTCAAGTCTATCATAGAGGATCTAATGCCTCTGCTCCAGAAGATTACAAGGCAAGTTTAAACGATACTGCGGCATTTTCCAATGATACAATGTGGAACGATTTTGCTCCAACAGCCACGCAGTTTCAGCTAGGAGCAAGAGACGCAGCTAATAGAGCAGGAACTAATTATGTTGCCTACCTATTCGCACACAACGATGGTGACGGTAAGTTTGGCCCTGATGCTGATGCTGATATTATCAAGTGTGGTAGTTATACTGGGACGGGTGCTGGTGGTCATGAGGTTGACATTGGTTTTGAGCCTCAGTGGCTACTAACTAAACGAGCAGACAGCACTGGTTCTTGGTATATTGTAGACAATATGCGTGGATTTACAGCGTACCCTGCTACCTCATATAGTTCTATTTTAAGACCTAATTCATCGGACTCTGAAAACCAAGAATTGGGCGGCGCTTATTGGCAGCAGCACATAACACCAACTGGGTTTGTTATGGATAGTGCTTCGGGTAGTCATAACGCCTCTGGTGGCAACTACATCTACATAGCCATTCGCCGTGGTACTGCTGTGCCTGAGAGTGCGACTGAGGTGTATGCAAATCAATTTGGGTCGGCGTCACCTCAACCGTGGTTTAAATCCTCGTTTCCACCCGACATGGCGCTGTACAAAAGAGTAACTGGCACTGGAAATTGGAGCATTGCAAGCCGACTAACAGGCCCAAATGATTTAAATACAAATAGCACTGGTGCAGAACAACCAAACAGCTCTGCTCGGTTTGACTTTCAAAACGGCTTCTATGCGTCCTCTGGCTCAACGACAGATTGGATGTCATGGCATTGGAAAAGGGCCAAGGGCGCTTTTGATGTCGTTGCATACACGGGTACGGGAAGTGCAAGAACCGTAGCTCATAACCTTGGCGTTGCACCTGAGATGATGTGGGTAAAGCGGAGAAACTCCACTGGAGAATGGCCTGTTTACCATAAAGACCTTTCGATTGGTAATAGAGGTTTAGTATTACAATCTAACTCTGGCACTTACGCCTCTGAGTATTGGAACAGCCAAAATCCAACAAGCACTACATTTCCCCTTGGAACAAGTAGTAATGTAAATGCCTCTGGCTCTACTTACATCGCCTACCTCTTCGCAAGCCTAGATGGTGTGTCTAAGGTGGGGAGCTATACAGGCAACGGCTCCACGCAAACAATAGATTGTGGGTTTAGTGCAGGTGCTAGGTTTGTTCTTATCAAAAAGACTAATGGATCAGGAAGCTGGTTAGTATTTGATACAGAAAGGGGGATTGTATCAGGCAATGACCCTTACTTAGAATTAAATGAAACAGCAACCCAAAACAGTACCACTGATTATATGGACCCTGATAATAGTGGGTTTGCTCTGACGCAAAATGGCTTAATAAACGGCTCTAGTGACACTTACATTTTCTACGCAATAGCGTAACAATCAAACTCAGACGAAAGGATCAATCAAATGAGTGAATACAGAAACAGAACAACAGGTGAAGTAAAAACACAAGGGCAATGGCGAGCAGCTAACCCCAACATGTCTTTACCTAAAGTGTGGAACAGTAATGTACTAGATGCACTTAATATAGATGCAGTGCTACGTAGTCCTGCTGCTACCACTACAGCATATCAAACATCTGTACGTGATGGTGTTGAGCAGGACAGTAATGGTAACTGGGTAGAAAAGTATGTTGCTCGTGACATGTTTGCTGACACCACAGAAGACGGTGTTACAACCACCAAAGCAGAACATGAAGCTGCATATCAAGCTACACTAGATGCCAGCACTGCTAAAGGACATCGTAACACAAGAGCTAGTTTACTAGCTGAGACAGACTTCTATGCTCTGTCAGATGTAACAATGGCAGATGCTATGACAGCATATCGTCAGGCTCTACGTGATCTACCATCACACAGCAATTGGCCTGATCTTGAAGACAGTGATTGGCCTACAAAACCGTAAGGATTAACAGATGAGTAAAGCAAGAGATTTAGCCAACTTGATGTCAACTGGCAATGAGTTGGCAGATGGAGACATTAGTGTTGCTGAAATAAATGACTTAACAGCTACGGCTGCTGAGTTAAATATTATGGATGGTGTTACTGCTACTGCTGCAGAGTTAAACTTTGTTGATGGTGTTACATCTAATGTTCAAACACAGGTAGATGCCAAACAACCATATGCCACAATTGCAGTTACTGTAGTTGACTCTGGTGGCAACAAGTATGCACTTGATGGTACTGTACAACAGCTTGCTTTACTTACTCCTTCTGTAACATATAGGTTTGATCAGTCTGACTCTTCTAACTCAGGACATCCATTACTATTTAGTACAACTTCAAATGGTACACATGGTGGTGGTAGTGCATTTACTACAGGTGTTACTTCAGTAGGAACAGCAGGTAGTGCAGGTGCTTATACACAGATCAAGCTAGAACAAGATACGCCAAGTCCTTTGTATTACTACTGTGTAAATCATTCTGGTATGGGTGGTGAAGCAAACAAGACAATCTCTAAACTGTCAGACTTGGGTGTTACTTCTACTTCTACTGAGTTAAACATATTAGATGGAGTTACCTCAACTGCAGCAGAGTTGAATATTTTAGATGGTGTTACTTCAACCACAGCAGAACTGAACATCCTTGACGGTGTTACAAGTACTACGGCAGAGTTAAATAAGTTAGATGGCTTTACAGGTGCAGTAGCAGACCTTAACAGAACTGATGTAACTACTGAGGGAACAACAGAGGCTAGTAAAGTTGTAACTGCAGATAGTAATGGTGTTGTAACATTTGATAATGGTAAGATAGAAGAGAGCACTGCAGTTACATCTTCAAGTAATGCAGCCACAATTAACCTACGTAACGGTGATAACTTTACCCATACGTTAAGTGAGAATGTGACATACACATTTAGTAATCCTGCAGCTTCTGGTAAGGTATCTGCATTTACACTTAAAGTAATACAAGATTCTTCTGCAAGGACAATTACGTGGCCCTCTAGTGTGGATTGGGCAGCAGCTACTGCTCCAACAATAACTGCCACTTCAGGTGGTGTTGATGTGTTTGTATTTACAACATATGATGGTGGAACTACATATTATGGATTTACTGCTGGTCAGGCAATGGGCTAATACATGAGTACAGCTAATAAATATATGCAATCTGCATCAGGTGCTGGTGGTGATGCTCTGAACGTAGAGGGTGTGTTCAGCACTTATTTGTATATTGGGAATGGTTCTACTCAAACGATTACCAACGGTATTGATCTTGATGGCGAAGGTGGTTTAGTTTGGATTAAAAGTAGAAGCCATTCATATCCACATAACTTATACGATACAGAAAGAGGTGCCACAAAAAGGTTAAAGTCAGCAAGCACTGTTGCGGAAAGCACTTTGTCTACTGGCTTGACTGCTTTCAGTAGTACTGGGTTTACATTAGGTGGCGATAACGACACAAACGGTACATATAGTGACGCACAATACGCCTCTTGGACATTCCGCAAAGCCCCTAAGTTCTTTGATGTGGTGACTTATACTGGCACGGGTTCCAACCTTACCATAAACCATAACTTAGGCTCAGTCCCGGGCTGTATAATTATTAAGTGTACCAGTGCTGTAAAGTCTTGGGTAGTTTACCATAGAGGTGTCAACGGCGGTGTTAACCCAGAGGATTATGCACTATTCTTAAATACTACCAGTGCGCAAAACGATAATCTATACTTTCAAGACACGGCCCCAACAAGCACTCAGTTCTTCTTAGGGGATAGCGCAGCAAATGAAAACGGACAAACACACGTTGCCTACCTATTCGCCCACAATGATGGTGACGGTGAGTTTGGGCCTGATGGCGATGCTGATATTATTAAGTGTGGGAGCTATACTGGGAACGGTTCTACTACTGGCCCAGAGATTGACTCAGGGTTTGAGCCTCAGTGGTTGCTTATAAAGAGAACAAGCGGGTCTGAAGAATGGCTATTATTTGATGTCATGCGGGGCATTCCAACAGGCGGCTATGATCCTGACCTACGCCCTGCGCAAAGTAATGCTGAAAACACAGACAGAAATTGGCTTGATTTAACAAGCACAGGGTTTCAACCGAAGCAAACGTCCAACCACATAAATGGGAACGGTGAAAACTACATCTACATCGCCATTCGCCGTGGTACTGCTGTGCCTGAGAGTGCGACTGAGGTGTTTGATATTGACGTTTCAACAGCATCTCAACCCTACAGTGTTACGACATCATTAAATTATGTGGACGCAACTATAAATCGTGTTCGCACATCTGGTCAGGCGTTTTTGCATAACCGACTCACTGGCTCTAAATGGATGTTTACAGACTCAACAAACGCTGAAAGCAATTCACCTAACGATGTTAAATATGATTTTAATGGTAAGGTGATGCCGTATTTTTACACCAGCGGCAACAGTCATGTAAATTACATGTGGAAACGTGCGCCGGGCTTTTTCGATGTCGTTGCTTACACGGGTACGAATGTTGCTGGTTTAACCATAAATCACAACCTTGGCGTTGTACCAGAAATGATATGGGTAAAGAATAGAAGTGCATCAGAATACTGGGCAGTATATCATAAAGACTTAAATGGTGGCACAAACCCTTCTCATTACTTCTTAAAGCTAAATGATACGAATGCTGAAACAGACTACAATGAGATATGGAATGACACTGAGCCGACAGATACTCAATTTACGGTTGGGCAGCAAGGTGTTGTAAATGGGTTTGAGAAGAACCAAATAGCCTACCTCTTCGCAAGCCTCCCCGGTATATCCAAGGTGGGGAGCTACACTGGTAACGGTTCTACGTTAAACATTGACTGTGGCTTTACGTCAGGTGCTAGGTTTGTGCTGATTAAGGCTGTGAGTACTTCTGGGTCGTGGTATGTACTAGATACTGCAAGAGGTATTGTTGCAGGTAATGACCCTGTTTTAAGCCTAAACACCACTGACGCAGAAGAAGCGTATGATGACTTGATAGACCCGTATTCAGCAGGGTTTACTTTAAACGGTGTTGGCATGGTGAATGCAAACACTGTTAACTACATCTTCTACGCAATAGCATAACAAGGACATAAAGAATGACTGATGATAGCTGGCACTTAAATAAGTCTGTACCAATTACATTAATCTTTGGGTTAATTGTTCAGGGTGCAGCTATTGTATGGACAGTCTCTATGATGATGTCTGACATTCAAGATAATTCAGAAGAAATTATAGCATTAGAAGAACGTATGGGTAGGCTAGAGACATCTGTACATAACCAAGCAGTATCACTTGCCCGTATAGACGAAAACATAAAAGCAATAAGATCATCAGTAGAAAAGATGGCGAACAATGACCAATAGGATTTGCCACAATGATAGAAGTATTAGCTTTAGCAGGTGCAGTTACTAAGATAGCTGGTGCAGTTAGCTCTGCAGTTAAAGCTGGTAGTGATGTAGCAGACTTACTGCCTCACTTTGGTAAGTTAGCAAAACTAGATAGTGAGATACAGTTAGCTGAAAAGGGTGCACATAAAGGCCCACTAGGTAGACTGAGTTCATCTGAAGAAGAAGGCTTTGCAATAGCACAAGCTAAGATGAAACATAAAGAGTGCATGGACGAGTTAAGGTCAGCTTGTCAGTTGTATGGACCTCCCGGTATGTGGGATTTAGTTGTAAAAGAACAAGCAGCGGCTAGACAAAGGCACAAAGAAGCGTTAGAATTACAAGCAAAGCAAAGAGACAGATTGTTCTGGGGCTTATCACTAGGACTAGGAGTAGTAATATTCGTAGGTGGTTTAGCAGTAATGATCTGGGGTCTTAACGAAGCAGTAAATGGATAAACAATATGGCAAGATTTAGTACGGCACAAAAAGAAACTCTACGTAAAATGACTGAAGAAGGTAAGCTCGCTACATCTCAGTTACAAAACATTATGCGTAATGCTGAAGAGTTAAGGAAACTTAACAAAGGTGGTGTTGTAGGCTTTCAAGCTGGAGGTGTACCCAATCCACAAGAAGAACAGATGAAGATGCCCAATCAGGCTAATCAAAATGCAATGCAAATGGGAACAGGCAATCCTCAAAGTGCTACATACCAAGCTAGTTTAGGACCAGCAGCAACTAACCAACAACCTACGCAGTTTGCCACACAAGTTACACCTGAACAAATGGCAGCACAACAACAACCTACACAAACACAGCCACAATTTACAATACCTAAAGTAATTGATCCTGATACAGGAAGACCACCTGAGACTGGTGGTCCTGTATTACCAATGCCAATTGATCCTATACAGCCTCCATTAACGCCAGAGCCAATTGATCCTATACAGCCTCCATTACCGCCAGAGCCAGAGCCAGACTTAGGTGGCTATGATCCTGCACAAGGTATGCCTGAAAAAGTTAATACTGATAAAATGCTTGAGGGTCTTTCTTGGAATCCTCATTCTCAAAAAGGCATTGATATGCTTTTGGAATCAGGTAAGTTACCTAGTGATGAAATGTTTAACAAGTTAATAGGTCTTGATGGTACAGAAAAATTAGTTCCTAATCCAGATAAATATGAAGTATCTGGGGGCAGAGAAAATTGGATATTTACTTTTGAAGATGGTACATCTACGGTTGTTAATAGGTACGACTTAGATAAGGCTAAGAAAACACTTGCTGAAGAAATTACTCCTGTTATATCTAAATTAAAAGAGAGGGGTTTTGAAGAAAAAAATCAACAGTTTAAAAACCAAGAAGAAGCATATCGTAAGTACATATCAGATAAAACTGCAGGTGGTGTAACTGGTGACATTAAAAACATTGAAGAAGAATACAATAAAGCTCAAAGTGCTTACAAACAAGAAGAGCTAGAATTACAAAGGCTAAAAGCACAGGCAGAGGCTAATCCAAATGATCCTTATTTAAAAGGGCTTGTAGAAGAAAAAGAAAAAACAGTAACAGATCTTTCTGCTCGTATTAAACAACTTGAACCTACATTTAAGGAGTCACAAAAAACAATCTCAGATATAATGATAGAGAAGGCTAAAGATCCTGCTTCTCTAGTTACTAAAACTAAAGTAGATACTATAGATCCTGAGACTGCTGGTACAATTATACCTGAAGATACAGGTCAATTGAAAGGTGATATTTCGTATGATCCTGTAAAAGGAGTAGTTACTACATCAGAAGGTGTAGAAAAAGCAGATGCTGCAACATATGATGCTACTACTGTTTCAGGTAAAGCTAAAGAAGAGTTAGATAAAGTTGAAGCTGCAACACTAGATGAGTTTTCTAAAGGTGTTACATTTGAAGGGGAACAAGGGGAGCTATCAGAGGGTGCTTATGCTGATGAGGCATTAAAAGTAGCTGCAGATCGTATCCAAAAGGTCAACGAAAAGGTAGACCTAGAAGTTACTAAACAACAACTAGCAGAAGCAAAAGGTAAAAACCTAAAAGCTATACAAACAAAAGTAGCAAAGTCTTCTGCTTTACTAGATGCAATAGCAGCAGCACATGTAGTTCAACCTAATGAGCTTCCTACTCCACAGCTTATTGCTGAAGAGGACATGGCGCAAGCTAAAGCTATGACTGACACAGGGTTAGACAAAGATGCTATCCCTATTGCTGCAAAAATGGCAAGCTTCTCTGTAGATAATGGTACATTAGCTAAGGCTGCACAAGGTGATGTAGATTCACTTGCTACAGTAGAAGGTCAGCTTGGTAAGCTAATGAAACAGTTTGACGATGGTACACCTGCATGGTCTGCAGGGGCTATTCGTGCAGCTAATGCAGCTATGTCCTCACGGGGTCTAGGTGCATCCTCTATGGCAGGTGCGGCTATCCTACAGGCAGCTATGGAATCTGCGTTACCTATTGCTCAACAAGATGCTAACACTTTTGCACAAATGGGTATGCAAAACCTAAATAATCGTCAGCAAGTTGCTATTGCTAACGCTGCTGCACAACAAGGCTTGCAATTACAAAACTTAGACAATCAGCAAAAAGCTAACCTACAAAAAAGTGTTAATGCTTTTAGTTTGCAAACACAAAACTTGTCCAATCGTCAAGCTGCTGAAGTGGCAAACGCACAAATTCGTGCTACTTTGCAAGGGCAAAACTTAAGTAATAGACAGCAAACTAATATTGCTGAAGCAGCTAGATACGCAGAAGCAGCTAATATTAACTTAAATAATAAACAGCAAGCAGCAATGCAAGATAATTCAAATGCTTTGCAGACTAACTTAGCTGAACTATCTTCTGAACAAAGTGCGTATATTAATAGTGCCAATGCTGCAGCCGCACTGCAAGGTCAAGTTCTTTCTAATGATCAACAAGTATCTATCGTTAATGCTGCAAGATATTCAGAAGCTGCTAACATAGAGTTTACTGCAGAACAACAAAATGCATTGCATAACTCTAAGTTAATGTCATCCATAGGTTTAGCTGAGTTAAATGCAACTCAAGCCGCTACTTTACAAAATGCTGCAACCGTTGCTAATATGGATATCACAAATCTAAACAATCGGCAGCAAGCTGCAGTACAAAATGCTAAATCGTTCCTACAAAAAGACATGACTAATCTGAGTAACGAGCAACAAATTGCAGTATTTAAAGCACAGGCTACACAACAAGCATTGTTTTCTGATCAAGCTGCAGAGAATGCTGCTAAACAATTTAATGCAACATCTCAAAATCAAGTTAATCAGTTTTATGATAACCTTGCACAACAAAACAATCAGTTTAATGCTGCTCAAGCTAATGCTATGGAACAAGCTAATGTCAACGCAGAAAATGCTGCACTAGAATTTAATGCTAATATTAAAAATAATCGAGAACAATTTAATGCTTCTAATTCTCTTGTTATAGCTCAAGCTAATGCGCAGTGGAAACAAAATGTAGCTACAATAAATACAGCTGCTCAGAATGAAGCTAATGCTGCAGATGCAGCGGCTGCTAATGCTTTTACTTCTACAACAATGGACGAGGTATGGCAACGTGAACGTGACCTTATGGACTTTGCTTTTACAGCCTCTGAAAGTGAGCAAGATAGAATTAACAATGTTGTTCTGCAAAAAATCTCTGCTGATGCAACTTTAGACGCTGCAAAATTAAAGGCAGATATGGAAGCTGATTCAACAATTGGTAGCTGGGTCAGAGATATTATTTTTACATAGGTGAAAAATGCAAAATACAAAACAACTATACAATCCTAAAGTTATTGAACAAAAAAGAGCAGCCTATAGACTTGCTAAAATGAAGCAAGACAAACGTAGAGTTCGTACATCTGGTATAAAAGAACGGTCTGAAATATCTACAGGACTTATGCAAAAAAATATGGATGCTGCTTTACAAGAAGGTTTTGAAGAAATTAAAAATGAAAGACCTAATAAAAAAATAGACAATTGGTTAGAAAGTCTGTATAATGCACGGGAAGAAGCAATAGCTGAAGTCTCTAAACTGAACTCTAAAAAAGACTTAGGGGAGATTCGTCCTAGATCTAGAGATGAGGGTGGTCTAGATCCTAGTTTGGATGAACAGTCTAAAGAATTGTTTAGCGACCCTACCTTTAAAGAAAATTTTGATTCTATTTTACAAGAGTATCCAAGTATAAGTAAGTATGAACTACTTAGAATTATGGATGGTGAATCTAACTTTAATCCAAAAGCTAGGAATGAAGATACAAATGCATCTGGTCTTTTTCAATTTATACCTAAAGTTGCTGCTGAATTAGGGTTTACCCCAGAAGAAATTAGAGATATGCCACCATCTTCACAGTTATTAGTTTATAAAAACTATTTAAAAAAATGGAAGTACGATGGTACTTATAGTTTAGGATTACTTCAAGCTGCACCGGGGAAAAGAAACGCCTCTCCTAACACAATTATTTACAAAAAAGGTTCAGATGCTTGGAATAAAAATCCGGGTTGGAGAGATAAAGAAACTGGTAACATAACTAAAGAAAGTATTGATGCGTATTACAGGAGAAATAAATAATGTTTGAGGCACCTATACCCGGACAGTCTTTAACAAAAGAACCTAAAAACTACCCTTGGGAAAAACCCCCAGAAATGGTAGATGTAGATGAGGTTGTTGGCTTTCATTTAAACAAACTAACTGAAGAAAAATCTTTAGATAATATCCTACTTTTACTTGAGTCAGGTATGCCTGTTAATACTTTTGTTGAAATATTTTTAACCAGTGCTGTAATGACTGGTCTTCATACTATTGATGTAAGTATGCTTGTCGCACCAGTGCTACATGAATATGTAGTAAACATTGCAGAAAGTTCTAATATTGATTTTAAAGAGTTCTTTTCTGAAGATGAAGAAGGTAAGATAAATAGTAAGGTAGACCTTCTTCTTAAAAAATCTTTAAAAGAAACCCCTGAAGATGAGCAAGATTCTGGTTATGAATTAGTACAAAAAATGTCTGAGGCTATTAAAGAGAAACCTGTATCAGAAAAAGTTGTAGATCAAAAACCAAAAGGTTTAATGAGTAGAGGAAGTTCTGATGTTTAATTGGAAACAAGTTGCGGCAGGATATGCTGAAAGAGATATGGAAATAAAAGATGCTAGAGATGCATTCACTAAAGAGATGTCTCTTACTAGCAGAAAATATCTTATGGAAAGTGGTGTAGAAAAACTAGAATCTATTAGAAAAAGACGTTCAGAAAGAATGTCTAAGATACAATTAGCTGGTAACTTTGGTATTTCTAAAGAAGCTGCAGTTGTAATGGATGCAAGTGGAGATTTAGATATAGCTTTAAATCACCTTAGTAAATTAAAACCTACAGAAATAAACAAAGATAATATTAAGGCTATAAGTGAGACTGTTTTATCTAGTTATCCAGAAGAAGTTAAATCTAAAATCTTAGCCAATAGTTTATTATTAGGAACAGACTTTGATCCTGCAGATTTAGGAATGCAGCTTGCAATGGCTGCATTTGATCCAGATCAAACGCTAGAGGATATTAAAAAAATATATGGTCAAATACCTTCTGATGATAGTAGTATTAGAATACCTTCAGCTAATGTACCATTAAGAAGTGCTATAAATATACCACCCACAGAAATGAACACCGTAAATAAACTTATTAACAGTTCATTAAATGGTATTATAGGAGACTTTCAATCTGATACAAATAGATGGGTTTGGAATGACCCAGATAATGGGAATAGAATAATAAGAGAACTTCAAGATGTTTATCGAACAGCTTACTCTGATACAACTTATTCTGGAAATCCTTTAGATATTTTAAGTGATGTTATTAATAATGTTAGTGATCAAATACGAAGTGGGGGTAATCAACTTGCTGATGTCGTAGTTTCTTTAGATCCTATACCCACACCTTCTCCCCGTATAGATAACCCTTTTGAAAATGAAGATGATACATCAGATAACCCTTTTGAAAATGAAGATGATATATTAGATAACGCACTAAACCAATAAAGGACTTGTTGTGACTTCTTATTTAGAAAACATAGAAGAAAAAAACTTTATGGATCTTGTTAAAGAAGATGATTTTAAAGTGGATCTTGTCAGATTTTTTTCTGGTGGCAGATATAATATGTCCAAAGCAGAAATGAAAGAACAAGGTTTTGAAAAGCTTGCTCAAAAGTTTGCTGAACATATGCGATTTCAATCTGCACATGATGCAACTGCATTAAAAGATTTAAACTATGTAAGAGATAAGGGTGCAAACATTTTAGGTAAGCAATCCTTTGGTAATCTTATTCAAGCTTGGGATAATGTAGAGTCTGTAGGTAAAACAGAAACTGCTGGGTGGAGAGATACTGCTACAGCTGACTATGCAGAGGCAATAATTAAATCTCCATCTACATTTTTAGGTATGGGTAGCTTTGGTCTATCTAAGGCAGCAGCTAAAGCAGCTACAAAAGGTACTCAAATACTAGTACGTAAACAATTAAAAGATTACTTTACTAAGAATGTAATGATTAAAGGTGCTGCCACTGGTGCTGTAACAGAGGGTGCTATTGGTGCAGCTACCGCTGGTGCAGCAGGAGAGGCTCGTGAAGATCTGTCGGATATGGGAGCTTACACAGAAGGCTACGACTACACGACATCAGATCTAGCTAAAGATGCAGCGATTAGTGCTACTCTGGGTGCTGCAGGTGGTAGCTTAGGTGCGTTACTAACAAAGAAAAAAGCAATTAATGTTGAAGAGTTAATTAGTCAACAACAAAAAACTAATGCAGCTAATGCTAAAAAAGCTAATGCTAAGTCTAAAGAAACTTTAGAAAATGCAAGTGCTGAAAGAAGTGACTTCGCAGTTAATAGAACATTAGATATGGAAGCTACCTTAGCTGCTAGGAAAGGTGACAGGACTAAGGGTGTATTAAAAGATGCACTAGATCCAGATAAAGTTAAGCAGGGTGAAGCACTTAAACGATCTTTGCTTGATACTTCTGTCGAATCTTCTCTTAGTTCTGGTTTAGATTTAACTACTCTTAGATCTATTACCGCAGCAACAATAGAGTTAGCAGAGACAATTGATTTAAAACCAAATGAAAGAATTACGTCTAAGATATCTTCGTTAATAGATGGTGGAGATATAGATGTAACGAAAATTGTACCAGAGTTAATGGAAAAATATGATTTAACTAACGAACAGTTTTCTTTAATTTACTTAGCTGATCTTTCTGAAGCAGGTAAAAAACTCGCTGAAGCTTCTAAGGTATCTAGGGCAGTAGGTAAGACTCCAGAGGTATCGGCATCAGACACTTTAAATGCAAGTTTAAATACACTATCTTCAAGAGGATTGTCTACAATAGATGATTTAAAAGCTGCAGAAATAACTGCAAATGTAATTAAAAATTCTGCAGTTACTAGTGGTATTAGTAAGCCAGTTAAATATGCTTATAATACTTTACAAGAAACAGATCAGATGCGTATTGCATTTATGACATCTCAGCCAGCAACTACATCACGTAACGTTACTTCTACTGCTTTATTGGCTACGGTTGAAATATTAGATGAGTTTTACAGAGGAATGTATAAGACAGTTAGGCGGCAAGAGGGTGGTGGACTAGGTAATACTGTTCGTAATATGACTGCTACACTTCGTGGTATGTCTATGGATAGTGGAACTGCACAAGTGGCAAGGGAAATGTTAGAGATAGAGATGCCTGACTCTTATGCCAGAACATTTCATGAGACTATGAGGTCTGAGATGTCTGGTCAAAGTCAATCTGCTTTTGCTAAGGCAGGTAGGTTTGTAAACATATTAAACACTGCTACAGATACTGTGTTTAAAGAGGCTGCATTTTTTGGAAGTTTAGATAGGCAGTTACGTACATTAAATAATAAAGAGTTAGGTACGAATGTAAAAGATTTTATTATTAATAAAGGTAAACTAGATAAACTAGATAAAAGCATTGTGGATAAAGCGTTAGATGATGCTAACAGATTTACAATGCAAAGAACATATATGGGAGATGAGTCTATTTTTGGGGCAGGTGCTAGAATGGCTTCCGATGTAAATAAAAAACTTCCTTTTGTAATGTCAGGAGTTTTTGGCGTACCTTTTCCTAGATATGTAGCTAATCATATTGAAATGATTGCAGACTATACCCCACTATTAGGTGAAATTACTAACAAACTAGAAAAAGTAAATGTGGGTAAGGGAAGAATAAAGTATGTTACTGGTGATCCTTATAAATCTTTAGAAGATAGAAGGGTAAGACAAGTAACTGGGGCTAGTCTAATAGCACTTGGATATGTACTTGCTAAAAGTAAAGAAGGTAAAGTAGATTACAAGTCTCTTGAAAATGAGATTAAAGGTGATGAAGATATTTCATCGTCATTAGGTTTTATAATCGCACCAATATTTATTGGTGATCAATGGTACAGATACAACAATAACCTTGGCCTTATGGATCAAGGAGATTTTGGAATGCTTGGTGAAGTTGGATCTGTTATGGGTGGGTTAAATGATATGGGTGCAGATATATCTGGACTCAGAGAACTTTATAAATCATGGGAAGAGGATGGAGTAACAGAAGAGCTAGAAAAAATAGCTGGTAACATTGTATCTACGTTTACCTATCCGATACCTTTTCAGTTGGCTAAAGATATTAAAGGTCAAACAACTTATGAATCTGCTGGTGCTCCATACACAAGAGACTTAGCTAAAGGAACTGATGTCAGTTCTTTTGAAACACCTCAAGGAACTTTTTTAAGTAGGGCAACTAGGTTTCTACCAGACTATGCTACCATGCTAGATGGTACAAAGCTTCAGTATTCGCAGGAAGGTTCTGCAAAAGGATATGACGTACCTTACTATGGTATCTTTAATCCTAATGCTATTGGTAAAATGAATCCACTAAAGAAAACTTTTACTGGCTTGTCTTCTTCACCACCTAAAACAGAAATAGAAAAAGAAATAAATAAACTAGGTTTAAAAGAGTATCAACTGTATGGTAGCAGTAGAGTTGATAATCCTGTCATTGATTACTTTGTTCGTGCAAGACTGTCTCAAAACTTACACTTAAAGTTTGAAAACTTTAGATCAGAACAAGTACCTACTCGTGCAAAAGCAACTCAAAAAGTCTATGATGAAATAACAGACATAGATGAAAAAAGAGAATATTTTAAAGCTTTTATTAACAACGAAATTAAAAGAGAAGTTAATCTTGCGACAGATATGTTGTCTAATATGTTAGCAAAAAATCCAGTTAAAGCTGCAGGTTATTTAAGAAATGTCTACTATCTTAAACGTGCAGAATATGGAGCAGAAAAATTTAATGAGGCAGCTTCTGCTCAGACCAACGGTAAATATAGCACATCTCAAGACTATATTGCTGACGCTGAAAGCGTTGCAAATGAATTAGAAAGACGTCAAATATTAATGTTTAGAACACAAGCTATGAATCCAAAAGGTATTAACTAGTATCGTCATCTAGCATGTAGTCTGCCCACTCATATGCAGCCTTCTTTATATCTATCATTTGTGCACCTCTACTATTAACAAGTAACCCAGCTAGGGCTTGCCCAGCTAGGTAACGTCTTGCAGTCAAAGGCTTAGTGTCTTTGGGAGTACGTTTACTTTGTACGTACTTCTTAGCTTCTGTTTCTAATTTTGTTTTCATTCTCTAAAACTTTTTCTAGATTTGCAAAGTAGGCTCTGTTGAAACCAAACTCCCAATCACGATTATCTTTAGTATTAGGACGGTAGGGATTCCCTAACCGTCCTTTTTTAAATGCTTCTATACCTCTTTGAAAAGGTTTCATTTATGAATCTCCTTCATAGTTTCTAGCATCTTACGTAAGTACCACTCAGCTTTTTCTATATCCTCAACAGGATTACCTTTGTACCCATGACGGTGTTGATACTTAATTAAATTACCATGACAGTAACCCTTGAACTCTTCAGGTGTAAGTACCTGTTTAATGTAATCAATACACTCAATGCCATCACCTAGTTTATAGTGGGCAGGATTATTTACCGCATCATAACTCATCGTATTTCTACTAGCTCCGCTTCTGTATAAGGAATGTGAAAGAACAATTCTCCTTTTCGTATGTATCTACCTTTTGCTTCTCCTAAACTTTCTTGTGTTAGCTTGGTATCTTTAATACGCCAAGCTTGTTTCATGTCACTACGAAACACATAGAAATTAAGAACCCCATTTGTTCCCTCGTATTTATCTAGTAGTCTTTGTTTTCTTTCTGGTATTCTAATCTCAGCCCAATGCTCAGGCCAATCCTCATCCCATGCTACCTTTACTTCCGCTTCGTTGAAGTAAGTATATCCATCTTTTTCTGAAACTACATCAGCGTAATAGTCTTCTTTATCTTGAAGAATTGTATGACCTTTAGATTCTAAGTGTTTGACCAGAGCTTCTTTAGCTTTGCCATCGTAGGCTTTGTAAAGAGAACGATTAAACTTTTTTCTTACTGCCATTTTTAGTATCCTTATTATTTACCAGTTAAGTATTTAAGTGCTCTTTGAACCCCTTCTTTATTGTCACCTAGTAATGCAATACCAGAATTACATTTACCGCAGAGCCAACCTCTGAATGAAAGTGTATCATGACAATGATCTAAGTTCAAGTCTTTATTATCAAAATCTTCTCTGCAACACTCACAAAAACCAAGCTTCTTTGGTGCAGTATCGTGAAGATTTTTTAGTATTAAGTTCTCCTCTTTTTCACACGTCTTACAAGACTTAACCCTGTAGTTATTTACTCTGTCTGACCTGTGTCTAAAGTTACTCAGGGGTAAATACTTTTTACAGTTTCTACATTGAACATCTCCATCTGATTTACTCTCAACTATGGGGAATAATTCTAGTTGCATTAGACACCTTTAGGTATTTCAAAACAATATGTATTTGCTGTAGCATCTGGTGATGGCTTAGTGCTCACCAATCTATCTTCCATTGTTGTAGCTACTTGTATACAAGTTTCATAATCTGGAAACAGAGAGTGAAAAGCTTGTACTTTCATATTCCCTTGAAAGGTCATGATGAGCACTAGCACATACATTAGAACAGACCTGAGATCATATCCACTGCTAGTGGGATAACAAGATCTGCTACTACTATTGCACCTGCAATAAATGTCATTACTTCAAACATATTTTTCTCCTTTATGTTATGTCTACTATTTCACACACGTCACCAGAGCAAGCCATAGTTTGCATTGCTACAGTGTTATCTTCACTTTCATACGAAGCAAGCTTAGTCCAATCAATAGTATCTGGCATACAGGATAACAAAGTTTTATAATCATGCTTGCCTATATCTTGATAGGGTGCTTGCTGATAAGTATGTTCGTTATAAGGTAGGAACGATACACCTGACATCTCATCAAAGTGTTTGTAAACAAATGCACCTACTTCAAACCACTCATCCTTTCGGACATTTATTGTAACGCTAGGTTTATGCTCACAAAAATGTCGTTGATATGCAAGCCATATTTCTAGCTGTTCTATCGCAGTCATATCTTTTGTAACTACAGATCCTTTAGGAGATTGAACAGGAAAGCTAAACACTGTGGTTTGATCTGGCTTCATAACACAAGGCTCACTAGGTATTCTCTGATCAATCATAAATTGTGTTAGCGGATCTTTATTATCACCACGCACAGTGCGGATATAATAGGGGCTATGGCGAGCATGTATGCCAGAGGCACTATCCACCAGTTGCGAAACTGTTCCCGATGGTTTAATGCACGTAATTGCAGCAGCAACAGGTATACCAAGACGATCAGCCCATTCAGCATTAGTAGATACAGCGATCCCACGTAGATGTTCAAGAGTCTTCTCCAAACCTTTATTCTTTAGTGTCATTAAAGGATTGTCCATTATCCCTGTGAGTGACACACCAAGCAGTCGTTCTTCTTCTGTATTTCTAGACCACACTTTTCGCAGATAGGGGAACTTTGTGTATGTAGACTGTATGGTTCCCAAAATAGTTGCCATACGGACTTTTCGTTCCAGATCTTTGAGACTATCTGTGGCACGGATAACAACTTCTGTAAGATTACAGAACTGATTAGGACGCAAGATGATTTCACTGCATGGGTTAGTTCCAAACTCGTAGTTAGGATCACGCCTACCATTTTTTTCAGCTTGCTTCTTACTTGCTTGACGATTGAATACACCACGTTCTCCACTCCCTGATTCTACTAATGCCATCCACTCTCTCATGAATGAAACAGCATCTGGTTTTTCTGTATAACTAACACTGTTATTAGCTAAGGCACGTTGTGGATCATTCTCCCACCATGCACCTGACTTAGCGTGACGCATCCGATCATCTGACAAGTTAGACAAACTGATCATAGCTGATCTACGTACACCACCTACAACAACTACCTCACCAATCTTACACATAATGTCATGGCACTCAATGCTAGATAGCTTACGTCCTTGTGAATTTTTGAAGGTAGTAATAACAAAGTTGAACAACTCAACAAGAGGTGCTGGACCTGATGCTCGACCACCAAAGGTCTTGAGCTTCGCACCTGCGGGACGTACCAAACTTACATCCCACTTAGGGATTTCACCAGCCCAAAGGAGAGCAAGAACTTGACGAAGAGCTTTAGCCCAACCTTCCTTACTGTCTTTGACTACGACAGTAGTGTCACTATTAAACAACTCCGGGATCTCAGGGAGCTTACTAATGAACTGCCTTTCAACACTGAAGCCGACACCAGTACCACACAAGAGGATAAACATAGCCTCATCGAAGGACTTAGGGTCATCTACGGGTAGGTAGCTGCAGTTGTACATACAAGTATTGTCACGATCAGCAGCAGGACCAGCAGTCATCATGGCTCGCATAGAGGGCATAACCTCTAAACCAAAAATAGATTGAGATATTTCGTGTACAGTCTCTGTATCCACTTCAGGTAATTTACTCACGACATTTTCTATATACCGTTGTACTGTTTCGCCCCAAGACTCTCGTCGCCCTTCGTCTTCAAGCCATCGTGCATACCGTGAAGTATGAATGAAGGATTGATAGTCTGTTGGTAGGTAGTTATTCATCTATTATCTCCGCTTCCCTTTAGTACACCACGTTGCTCTCTGTCATCTAGCTTTGCCATGTTCATCTCCATAACCTTACGCAGATTACCACCGAAGATGTTTGCCAAAGCTACTGTGTAGAACAACACATCACCTAACTCTTTTAATATATCTTCATCACTAAATCTATTCTTGTCACGAAAGAGTTTCTTTATCTTTTCAGATACCTCACCCGCTTCACCAGCAAGACCGAGGGTATTTTCTATAAGACGATCACGCCCTTTAGTTAATATCTTATCCTCTACAAACTGGCTATAGAAACGTACAGGATCTTTCTCATAGTCTGGACTGTTTTGAAACATATCAAAATATCCAAACGCCTCTAGATCACTTCGATTGATCATCCTTATCACCTTCTAATGTTAGTCTAGTCATCTGTTTTTACTTCACAGTTTGTTACAACTATATCATCTAAGTCATATAATATTCCCTGTATAAGTTCTTGGATTACGTTCAAGTTAAATCTGGGGTCTGATTCAAAAAAGTTTGCCGCTGGATCTACATCAATATTTAAAGTGACCTCATACTTCATGGTGGAAACTCCTAGTTATACTCAACAAACATGTCATGTCAATCACCATATTCAATCTCAATAGGTTCAATGTTCTTTTGAAAGTACTTTATCATTTCGTATGCCTCGTTAAAACTATCAAAAAAATACTCTATAGATTCTATCTTGCCATCTACTTCTATTTTACATAGATTAAAATGCACATCTTCTGCGTCAGGAATGTCACAAGGATATGGCCCTGATATTACATCCCAAATTTTTACAGTCTTATCTTTTATGTCACTGTTTGTCATTGTCACCTCTGAGCAATTGTATGTAATGATCTAGCTCTGTTATAACTAACCACTTCTGTCTGTCACTTCGATAGAAAACAACAGGTGGATTCTTTGTGTGATTGTCGGCTTGTTTCATCCAGTCATACGCAGTTTTTAAACCTGATTTCCTACGTTTAACTTCTATTGATATAGGTATCAACTTACGTGCTGCAGGTGATAGTTGTATATCTGCACCAGTGTCACCCATAATAGTAGACTTAACATCATCAGGCTCAAGCTCAGGGAAAGCTTCTAGTAAAGCATCCCTGATCTCTTGCTGGCCTAACCTGCCTTTCTGTTTACCCTGCTTACTCAATCTATTAACTCAGGTACTTTAGGTTTCTTAACCACATCAATTAAATACTCCTTACGTCCACCAGCATATTGAAATACCCTTGCTTCAGGCCAGCAGATCTTTCTGTATTCACAACCTGAACAAGCAAATGTAAGCTTAGTATTTTCAGATGTGTCTGACTGTGGTACAGGTGCAATACGTTCTTCTGGTAACTCACCTGACACAACCTCTTTTACTTTCTTAACCTCTTGCTCTTTATTTTTTAACTCCTCAGTAAAGTCGTAAGTATCTAAACAAAGTTCAAAGGTATCTTTCTGTACGACAAGAAAAGCACCATGTTTTTTATCTGTTACAAGTGGATCATCCTTACCTGCGTAAACGTATGAACTTAACTGACTGATGTAACCATATGGATCGTCATCACGTAACACATGGTTCTTAAACTTCTGCATTCCATATCGTGATGCAGACTTAACATCTATTGTTACACCGTCAATGACTGCATCTCTGTGACCTTTAATGCCATGAACAGAGAGTCTGTCCTGCTCTCCCTGTACATCATGCCCTGCTGCCCTTGCTAGGGCAAGGACAAGAGTTTCTAAAAGATCCCCGTAAAAGAAAAGACCCAGTAACTGGGGCTTTAATGGTGCAGCTTCCTCTGTTTTATTTATTCTATACCAAGTCTTTCTTTTACAGGGTGAACCCACAGAGGATAAACTTAAATATCCTCTGGGCTTCTGAGGTTCCTTAAACCTATCGTGTGCAACGTCAGCTATATTACGTGCTAAGTATTCCGTAATTGTTCTATCCCACCCACCCTTTCCTTCAATTACAGAATAAATATCTTCGACTAATGTATCTATCTTAGGCATAAGCTACTCCTTAAAACGGGATTTCTTCTGACACAAGTTCAGCTTGTGGTGCTGCTGATGCAGCTACACTGCCTGATGTTACATCCTTAGTAAAAGGATCAGGCCCAGAGCTACCACCTGCACCATCATATGATACATGTTTCATAACCTTAACACGTTCAAGTCGTGTAGTTACAGTGCTATACTGCTTGTTCTTGTAGATGTCTAACTCTACTAGAACCTCTGAACCATTACCAATTGGTCCATCAGATTCAAAGCTCCACTCTGAACCATCTGGTTTATACACTGTAGGTGCTCCACCATCCCAATCGTTGGGGGTTTCAAACTTACGTGTAAACTTAAAGGCACGTCCTCGTCCTTCTGGATCATCCTTACCTGATGACATACATCCAGACGCTTTGACACGGGCGGTGTTGTCTTCATCAAGAATCATCTCAATAGTACAACGTCCGTTAGTGTCTTGCCACTGACCCTGATACCCATCAAGGTCACGGTTTTCTTCAAATACTTTTGCCCACTGAGCAATACCTGTTACTGTTATTTTAGCCATTTGCTAACTCCTTTAAAGACTAGAATTGAATTGTAGCATGTGTTGAAAAGTACATGCAAGAACTTTTTAATGTATTTCGGAATATTTATTTCCGAACTGTACATCAATACCTAGATCAACATTAAGATTTAACTCCTTGTTTAATTTATTAATAGCATTAACAAGCCTACGTTGGTGATGTTCTTCATGCCCTTTCTTAACAAGATTAATTGATTCATCATGGAACTGACCTACAATATTGGGTCTTGCTATACGATAGTAAGCTACCCACTTATCAAAACAGTAAGCACCTGTAGATTGGTTGAGTGTAGAGAATATATCTTTCTCATATCTAAGAGTATGCCAGAACTTGCTGACAGGATTCTGTACCCACATTTGCCCATTAATACGTTTTACTTTCTTCAAGTTATCTAAAGCAAACTCTGCGACAGACCAGTTACGTTTCCAGTACGCATCTAAAAGTTTCCTAGCTTCTGCCTCTGTCATACCAGTTTCTCTGGATAATTTTGCAGCGCCAACACCATAAGTAGCTGAGTAATTAACAACCTTATAGTTTTTTCGTAGTGACTTCAAACTAACCTGACCTGAGTTGTGTTTATCTATATCAGCCTGTGTTACCGCACCAGCATGTTTGGCTAAGTCTAAGTGTGGATCAAACCCATCCTTTGACATCTCTTCCACATACTTAGGATCGTAAGGTTTCATATAGTGCCGTTTAGTTGTGTCTTCAAGTGATGTCATATCAGCACCACATAATACATAACCTTCTGGTGCTACAAGACAACCACGTATTTCTTTACCCCAAGGTTTATCTATACCGGGAAGATTTACTAGAGGCTTTCTGTGTTTGAATCTTAGTGTATTAGTAAGACCATCAATCTCTGCCTTAACGTAACCATTAACTTCACAATCAAGCATACCTTCAAAGATACCTAGTCTGTGCTGAATAACGGTAAGCCCATCAAGTACACCTACCGTAGGATTACTATTAATCAACAACTTAACTGAGTTAGTAAGCTCACCATTCTTTCGTACTTGTGGGATCTTACGATCTTCAACAAACTTAAATGTACAGGGCTTCCAACCTAGATCAAACAGCCATGCTTTTACTTGGTCACTCGACTTAGGGTTAGGCTCTTCAACTCCTTTTACTATTTCTATTTCACCGATATAGTTAGAGGGATGCATATGCTCTAGAAGTAAAGCATTCCATTCAGCACCCTGCTTAGACAGTGATCCATCTTTCTTGTGCATTACTTTTGGCTTTGACTTTTTTCTAAACAAAGTACGCATTGGCATTACTGTTTTTAATTCAGTAATCTTTTCGTCCTGTTCAGCTTTTAGTTTAGCTACACAATCTTTAGCAAGATTAATGTCAAGCTTCCAACCACTTTCTTCTGCAGCATAAGCACATTTCATTTTGAATGTAAGGTATTGCAAGAACCTGTCTAGATTAGATTTGTCTTTATAAACCATCATAAATCTTTGAGTAAGATTTTCCCAGAGTCTTTTAGTTATCTTAACATCTTCTTGACACCTATGCTGATACTCTTCTTGAGATAGGTTTACCCAATCAGTTATCTCAGGTTTAGGTACACCAAAGTCTTCACCAAAAGACTCAAGCCCATGCTTGGGTCTATCAGTATTAATTACCCATGACATAGGTAATGTATCATACAACTTAGCTTTAATCTTAATACCTAAGATTTTTTCTAGTAATGGTACATCATAACGTACAATGTTATGACCTATCAAAACTTTTTGATTAAGTAGTGTGTTTCTCATTGCATCGTAGTCACTTGTCGAACACATAGGTAAGCCATCCTTAGTGAACGACATACAGTGTATCTTAGTGGCCTCATCCAAGAGGCCATCAGCTTCTACATCAAATATCATTATGCCACCTGTGATTCTTGTGTGAACAAATCCTCTCTTAGTATGGTTGTTGTTGGATCATAGTACACTGATCCTGCCCTACCTAACTTAGCAAAAGGTCTGTTCTTATCTACGATAAAGGTTGTTGTGTTCTGTTCTACTTCGTCCTCACTTTCTGCTGTACGTTCTAGCTTGATACATATAATTGCCTCTTCCTCAAGTGAAGCAGCATACTTGGTGCGTCCATCATCATTAACCTGAGAGATAAATATAACACCAATGTTTAGCTCCTTAGCTAACTGAGCCATACGTGAACCTAGTGTAGTGAGTGTACTAGTAGCACCATCTACACCCGAATTAGACAGGTAGGCCAAGCGTTGTACATGGTCAATGAATATATAGCCAGCACCATAGACTGTAACAGCTAGACGTACATAGTCGAGTAGCTTGAGTGGATCATCGTGTGACATCATTTCAAAGATGATTGTATTTTCACCCTTGGTTGCAATCTTAGCTGCCTCAATAACGTTCTGTTCTGACACGTTGTTATTAGCAGCATCTTCTTTAGTCCTAACGTTTATACCCAGATGGTATGTAGCCATAGCACGATAAGTGGTAGACTTCATTTCTTCCATGTGTAGCATAGCTACTGATGTATCACCATTGTTAAGTAAGCCTGTTTCAAAGTACCTAATCACCTCAGTCTTACCAGTACCACGAGGGGCTTTGATGAATGTCAATCCACCCTTAACCATACCACGAATCTTTTCATCCAAACCAGTGTGACCTGTTGGTACATACTCATATGGATTCTCGTTCTTAATAGCTGCTTCTACATCAGCATCAGAACAAAAGAAGTTCTCTGGTGTGTACCTTTGTGGTGATCTTGCTGCCCACATAAGCTTCTCATGCTTGCCTGTTTCAAGGAACTCATTAGCGTCCTTGCACTCTGTCATAGGCACATAGTAAAACTTCTCAGGAAATGCCTGATACAATTTATCAGCGGCCCTACGTCCAGCATCATCAAGCTCACCTGCATACACAATCTCTTTGAATGAAGATAAGTATTTTAGATTGTGCTTGATAAACTTTTCACCAATAGATGCAGAAGGTAAAGACTTTACAGGAAATGTCTTGCCAAGAATCTGATACAAGCTGGCTGCATCGAACTCACCTTCTGTAAGGTAGATGCGTTTACCTGTACCAGCATTGAACTCAGGGCCAAACAGGTGGTTCATACCTAATCCACGATCTTTGACCCATGACTTTGATTTGTCATTACACATACGATATTTAATAGTGTGTGGGTACTTGTATGCATACCGCACATCCTCACCATTCGGGCCTGTCTGAATTTGTATGCCATAAAGTTTGCATACATCAGCATCAATACCTCTGATGCCATCATACTTAACACCAGTGACTTGTATGTTTTGTGGTTGGATACGTTCTTTCAAGGGGTACTCCTGTTTAACCCAGTCAAAAGTTGCTGGCATGTTTTTCATAGGGTATGCCCTGCTGCATGAATGACAATGACCGTAGCCATCATCGTTCCAGTTGAATGCATCTGAAGAACTACAGTCTTCATAAGGGCATGGTGAATGTGGATTATCTGACATTTGTTTTTCCTTTGATAAAGGTTTTTATAATTCTGAAACCGAAGTATAGCAGCCAAAGAGGAATGAATGCAAGACTACCTACGACAACGGATAAAGAAATTATGTACGGTATGTACTCACTTAGTAACAAACGTTCTATTCCTTTGAGTAGATCTAGTACGTTCTTCCTTAGTCATGGGCCTTATGTATCGTTTGTAATCTACAACAATACCTGTGTTCCATCTTGTTAATTCATCCTCCGCTTCTGCTCTTGTTTCAAATAAAAGAACTTCTGAATCATAAGTCCAAGGGTTTTCTTTTCGTACTAAAGTGTACTCACCATTTTCTATCTCAATCTGAATTGCATATCTACCCATCATTCTATCCCTATACAAGGTAGCAATATCGACAGCTTACAATACTTTGGATAATCATCATACATCATGGCTATAAGTACAGGTGGCGCAGCTATCAGTAAAGCTACAATAGCAGACGCCTTGATTGCACCATTGATATTACCTCTCATTATCTTTGACCCTTTCCATTGCTTGCTCATACTTAAAGAATAACTGCTCAAACTTCCACTGGTACACCTGCTGCATACCCATCAGTGCGTTCATCATCTCGTCATGCGTAGGCTCACGTTCACCATCACCTATCTGTTTAAATACTGTCTCAAGATCATTACAGACCTGCCAACAGTCCATTATCATTGGTTCTAAGTTGTATAGTTTATCCATCAATTCTCCCTCAATGCCATCCATGATACAGGAAACAGCTTAAACATTTCTGTGTCAATATGTCCAGCTATAACCTGTGTCTCGTACTGTGTGTCAGGCTTGCAACGCAGGTTACACATGTCTGCAAATGCATCTAAGCTACCTGACCAGTACCACTCAGTGACCATGCTCTGTGGCAGTACCATACGTGCTTGCTCTGGGCATACATCATTGCGTATTAATAAGTCATAAAACTTTAAGTGTTGCTCGTAGCAACCTGTTATACTTTTATGTATGTCGTACCTATCAACTTCAAACTGATCATATTCTTCCCACCTAGCATCCTCTAGTTCTGTAATTACTTCATCACTAGATCCTTGCTTCTTATCTTTGGCACGTCCACGCCACTCTGTAGGCTGATAAAACTCAGGCTCATGGTCAACATACCTACGGCTGATTTCATTCCAACGTAGGAACTTATGCTTGACTAGCTGACGTGCCACAAACACAGGTGCCTTGACATGGAAGCTGGCAAAGCAATGCCCAAATGGGCTGATGTGTTTGTGCTTGGCAAGGTAACGTATAAGCTTTGCGTCCTTGTCTTTCAACTTAGGTGGACCCCACACATCACTCGTATCCATCTCACTACGTTTACCAAAACTTACTCGTGCAGCATTAGCTACTGTCAAGTCAGTACCCATGTGATCTATGTAAAATGTTTGTAACATTTAATTTCTACCTTCTATATCAGGATTCTCAGAATCAATGTATTCATAATTACTTGTATCACCACCTAATAAATTTACAGCATCTATTAAACTATTGTGAACATCATAATATAAACAACCATGTGTTGATGATACGGCATTACTACTAAGAACATCGTTACTACCATCAAGTAAATATTTTAATGTCCTTATTACAGTTTCTGGATTATGTTCTTTCATTTATTTACCTCACTTATTATTATCCACACAATACCACAGATTAAAAATAATAAGATACAAAGTGCTGTCAATGCCTCACCCATTATTTTTTCCTTTATGTTTTTCTTTTCGTTTAGGCACAGGTTTTTTCTTATCAGGTATTACCTGTTGCTTATACTTAGGTTGTCTAAGATCTTTAGCCATTGGGTTAGGTTTTTTCATTACCCTTTCTCCTATCTAATGCTGACTTAGCTGCAGCATAAGTATGCTTATGGTATGGATTGAGTGACGAGATATTCTGATGCCCTGTCACGGACATTATAGCTAGATGATCTACCTCTGAGTCAATCATTTCTACGATAGCACTCTTTCTTAAATCTCCGACAAGTAAATTAGATGGTAAGTCTGCAGCTTCTTTTATTTGATTTGCTAACCACGATACCTGACCTACGTTTAGCGGCCTGTAAGCACCGTCTGATGGCCTCTGATGTGGTACTACATACTCTTGAAAGTCCCAGTCTTTCTTCTGTTGTGTGAGCATGTTCATAATCTCATCAGATATTGGTAGCTCAACTGTTGCACCACGTTTAGTTTGTTTTATTTTTACTTTCTTTTCTTTAAAATTAATTGAAGACCACTTTAATAATCTTATATCAGTAGGTCTTTGTGCCCATTCATAGCACATTAGTACAATTAATCCCACGTTACGCCAATCAAAGTCAGTGAATGCCACATCAAGAAATTTTTCTACTTGTTCTTTTGTCCATGTTGTATCCCTTGTTTCATGTTTTCTTTTACGAACTTTAGACATGGGGTTATACTTAATTAAATCAATAGAGATACAAAAATTTATTAATAATGAAAAGATTCTTGCACACTGATTTCCTTTTGACACACTCACATCTTCACACCATTCCTCATAGGCTTCAGTGCAGTGCATTGCAGTAAGATCTTTAATCTTAATCTGACCTAACTTCCTACTACCAACACTTGTGTTAGCTATAGCATTCATTGTGTTATCATAGGTTTTCTGTGAGCTATATGCCAACTGTTTAAAATGTGTAGTTGTAACATAGTATTTATAGATGTGTAGTATTGTAGAGTTGGCTCCAATATTTCCTGCGACAATATCCCCACGTTTAAATGCCTCTACCTTTTCTACTAGCCTTGGTATTTCATACCTTGCTGCACGTCCATCTTTAAATGTTTGTCTTCGTACAACACCAGCATCAATAGCATCTTGTGGTGGTGTGAATCTCCATACAGTACCAGCCTTTAAGTTTCCTTTCTTTGTATATTTATACATAGTAATATATGATCCTTATAATAATACTAAAAAGTAAGAGTAGCATAGTAGGGTACTACATAGCAATACCCTACTACAGTTTATAGTCTGTAACCGTCATCTTTCCATGACATAACCTCTGCAATCTTTTCCACATCGCATAAGCTTTTAATACATTCGTATATAGTTACAGTACAGTCTGCAAAAGACAGGCTGTTAGCAACGTCTACACTATCCGAAAGTAGATCTTGATAGGTAGATGCAACCTTTTCATCCTTATGGATAATTTCTACGTAATACATAACACTAACGCTTACCCCCTTCTATCACAATTAGTTGTGGGTTTCTTGGTTTAGATGTCAAAACATTTCGCAACTCTTCGTACCTTTCTAAATTGTAGTCTCGCATTTTTATCACAGGCTCTGTGTCCATGATGTCAAAGACAGCATTGGGAAATGCCTCTTCTAGTTTTTCACAGATAAGACTAGCACTTTCGATGGTCGAGCACCTCATTACGAGGCACTCTTCCAACTCATCGACATACATTTCTACTACATAATAATCCATATACTATCCTGCAAAGTGATGCAGCTTACGTCCATAAGCATGTTGAATGTACAAACTACGTTTACCAAAGTGATAGGCATTCATAGTACTAAGTGGTTCATACTTTAACCAACCACGAGAGCTACGGCTACGCTTACGGTATAGTCCTTTCTTACCTAACAGGTTGAAACGAAACCCTTTTGTTCCGTCATTGAGTGGTTTAGTTGCTACTAGTACAAACATGTTTAGCTCCTTTGTGTTTGTATCATTAAGACCAGTAAGGGTGAATGCAGATATGAGGAAATGCCATCCTCATTTTAGTTTCTGCAGTAGATATAGCTCTAGCATCTTCTATGGTAATGTCAAACATTTCTCTAAGATTGCCATCTGCTTCTTGCAGTGCAGCATAGGCAGACTTGATTGCCTTAACCTGTTCGTCCATCAGGTTGTTACACTTTTCTTCAAGCTCTATTCTATGTTGTTCCCGTTTGTCTGCCCACTCTTGGTGGTTCTTTGCGATTTCTTCTGGAGTCATTGTAGTTCCTTTCCATTCTCGGAATTTCCGTGATTAAGCTGCTAATAAAAAACGATTGTCACTGACCCACTTAGATACCTCCTGTTCTCTACCCCACATTGAGGTAGCTTGTGTGTCATTACCTGTCTTACGTAGATTAAATCCATTACGATCATCTGCATAAGTAGCATAATTAGTAAAGGCAGAGTACAAGGCCCACTTGTTTTCACCTCTCATGCATGTCTCTGTACGGTATAGTTGATACATCTTCTTTGCCTTACGTTCTGATGGTATCATTGCTTCTAGCAAAGCCTCTACATCTACATTTTTTAGGCTAGTCTGTGCCCATGTTTTCATCTTGATAGCTTGCTCATAGAAGTCTGACCGTAGGTTAGACAGTTCATTTATAAATGAGCTAAGTGAGAAGTTAGAGGTGTTCTTTCTCCGAACCTTGTCATGCTCACCACTGATGCACCCATTAGTGCAGAAGCTATCAATAGCACCAAAGAATACTTGGTTACTACATGACCCATCAATACCATGTAATGATATGATACGGTTCTTTACCTCAGTCTGATGTCGATCAGTTTCTATAACTGATTTCATGCTAGGTAATGTGATGTCGAGCATAGCCCAAGCACCACCACGGGCAGTTCTGAAGTTAAAGTCTGCATCATGTAAGTCACCCTCTTGTAACTCTTGAGTGGCAGTGTCTACGACATTACGAAAGAAGTCACCATGATTGGCACAGGTAAAGTCCTTGCCCACAATACCAAGGTATTCACCTGTATTAGTATTGATTACATACTTCTTGTCTTTGAATTTAGTTTCCTCGAACTCTACTTCGAAGTCCAAGTGCTCTGGTACGAATGATGTTGTTGTATCAAATGGCATTTTGTTTCTCCTTAATGCTCTGATAGATGCACAATCTGTGTGCGGTTGATAGTCTTTTGTGCAAAGCAACCTGCCTTGCAGTCCTTGCAGTGACCCTTGAGATCCTTGTGAGTCTTAGGGCATAGGAACATTCTTGTTCCATAGACAGGATCAGATGTCAAGTCATCATCACCATAGAACATAATATTCCAGTCATCATCAATCAACATCTTCCATTCAGCTTTGCTGTTGGATGGGTCAAGAGATGCATTAATAGCACAGTTAGGTAGAGGCATAAGCTCTTTCTCAATTAGAGCTTTGAGGCGTGGATTACGCCATGCTCTGGTGGGAATCCACCATGTAGTATCTGGATTAAGTAGGCACATAGTCTTGACACGGTACACATCAATCACATCTTTGAAGGCTTCGCCTCGTGTCATGTGACGAACACGACTAGTATCGTACCGTTTACGACTAAAGAATTTAGTGAAGTCAGAGTTAGACTTGTTTAGTTTTTGCCAGATAGTCTCGCACCTGTCATCACGTTTAGCCATGTTTGGGTACATCTTGTATAACTTAACGTTATAACAAGTGTCATCACAGTAATCTGTACGGTGGTCACAAGAGCCAGTATGGTTCTCGGTATCATTTATCGGTCTGTCTGTTGCAGCCATGCCTATGTCTTTGCATTCTCTAAATAGATCATTAAGTTCTTGTGTGGATAAAGTCATTCTCGGAATCTCCGTGATTAGATTTTCGTTTAAGTTCTGAATACCTTTATGACAGGTTTATTTTGTTTGTCAATATACAAATAAGCAACCTCGGCATGGTAGATCGGTTCATCGTGCTCATCTACAAATGTGTTTGCATGATATGGGTTATACCGTACACGTTCAAGCCTAGCTACATCATAGGGCAAGGCATAGTCAGGGTCTTGAAACCATAGGTCAGCATCCACCTCAACCTCTTGAGGTCTAACGAATGCGTGTACATTCTTAACCTGTTCATCCTGAGTCTTTGCCCACCCTGCAGGTTGCACTGCAAAGACAGGCTTGTGTGCTATGATACTATTAGTATGCCATTGAACCTTACCGTTTCTTTTCCTTACAGAAAAGACATGCTTGTGTAGGTTATAATATATCTCGGTCTTCATTTGATTCTCCATTCTCGGAATTTCCGTGATTACAATTTGATGCCTAGTACCAGTTCTCGTGATAGCTCATGCCATCCAGTAGGCATACATAGATACGCCTTGTTCTGCTGCAAGTGTACAATTATATTACCTACAGATAGGCTAGTGTCACCCTTAGCAAGGGTAGTAACCTTAGCTTTACCATAGCCATTCCCTGCATCAAAGACAGCTTCCAATGGGTCAACAGATTCAGATAGTACACCTAGATGCAGGAACTTGGTTGGGTAATACATGTTATGAAACAAAGCATCATTGACACTCTGCTCTGCAGACTTCTCATTGAGAAGCCTCAGATCAAAAGCAATTCTTGCTATCTCTGACTGAGGGTTCTCATTGATTATGTCATAGACTTCTGGTCTGAATTGATAGACGAGGTATGATCTGGACATTGGCTTAACTCCTTGTTGCCATGAATTTCCTTAGTTCTGTCACATGATGAAACAGATGTCAAGGCTTTTGTTTTGAATAGCATTTGTCGATGCCATATAGACCGCCAATATTTGTCGGCACGTAGTGATTGTCTGTTACGTTTACTCCTCATCCTTATCTCCACACATGTCATTCCATTCTTCAGGGCTGATACCTGTCTTAATAAACTCACGTTGCTCGGCATTTAAGTCAGGCATTACATTCTGAATCAGTTCACCTGATTGTAGCCAGTATTCTATCTTACCTTGAGTCGTAGGTAAAACCATAGAGTTTACCTTACCTGAAAGCATAGACTTCTTGTGAACAAATACTTTGTTCTCTGCAATGTGTTCTATCCGCATGTCATTCTCCTTTTGCATATGCTTTTGCTTTTACCAAAGCAATTATTAATTGATCAGAATTCATGTGTCTTACTACATCATCATAAAAATCTGATGCCTCAGTCACATCATAAAACCATAGACTTGTATTAATAAACCCATGATCATCATGTATTAGTGCTACCTCTACTAGGCCAACAGCATCGGCAACAATGGATAAGGTATACCCATTACCTAAATCTAAAGGTACGTTACTCATTTAATTCTCCTTTTTATTCTCGGATTTTCCGTGATTAGTTTTGCATTACTAGGGAAACGTTTCAGTATCTTCGATACTTGCCGCATGTCACGACAAGTAAGATAAGAAAACATAAACCCTTCATCATCATAAAAACATACCCGCATGATCACCCCCGATCAAAAGCTAAAACAGAAAGTAATATTACTACAGGTAGTAATGATAATAATATTATAGGATTAATAGTAGTATAAGCTACTATTAATAATATACTTGTAGTAGATACAAGTATTAATAACCAAGCAAAGAATATTACTAATTGCATGACGTGATCTCCTTCTGCCGCATGCTTACAAAAGTATTCTCGGAATTTCCGTGAATACCACTATACTTCAAAGAAGTATAAGCAAAAAAAAAGCTCCCCGAAGGGAGCTTCTTTTAAATTTGAGCAAGCTGAATCAAACAATCTATAAAGCCTTTGGCTTTATCTATGTTGTCGATTCTTAGATATTCACCATAGTGATTATCTAAAAGCTTGTCAGGACAACCATCATAAATGAAACCGTAGGTTTCACTGTCGATTTTGATTACTCTGACACCACGATATTTCATATTTTAAATCTCCGATTTAAAGTTATTCTCGGAATTTCCGAGATTAAATAGCCCCCCGAAGGGGGCTAAATGATTTACTTAAAGAGCTTTGCAAGCTCTTTTGCGAACTCAGATCTCTTAAAGCCTCCGGCTTGAAGAGCATCAAATACTTGCTCTGCAAGTTCTTTTTCGTTCTTGGCAATCACTGTCTCAAAGACAGTGTTCTTGATCACTTCCTCAGCCTTATTAGGCTGTTCAGAAGCCTTCGGCTTGCCCTTTGAAGTGTTACCGGCTGAAGAAGCTTTAGGCTTCTTACGAAGCTCAGGATGAGCTTCCAGAACAATCTTCCGTATCGAAGATACGCCGAGAGCCGAAAGCTTACCAGCTTTATTTAACTGTTGGACTTTAGTCCAATGAGTGGCAATCCACTTGGCATCATACTTATCAGCAGAGCTGATGTTCTCATTCGACATATCAGTTCCACTGATAAAGGAGCCGTAGGCTTTCTTGTCACCACCGAACAGATTTTCAATCTGAAGCAGGATGTTTCCAAGCTCTCTAAAGAGAGCTAACTGATCCTCTTGGATCAGATAAAGCTTGTCATAACAAGCTACCGCATGACTGATTCCATCAGTCAAAGTATAGGTCTTACGACCTAATTTGAAAGTGCTGTTCAATGTTACCGTAGGTAAAGTAGCTGATTTTGTCATCGTTAATCTCCGATTAAGTTAAGGTTGTTGCCTCATCGATTTGCCGATGAAGCCCTTACAAAGTAACCCTAATTCGATCCCATTGTCAACCCCTTTAGGGGGTTGGCTATTCTCGGAATTTCCGTGATTAACTTCCCCTTTAGGGGAAACTTTTTGATCTTTTGGTGAGCATTATGCGCAAGGAAAAGCTATGCAGGTGATCCCGATCCCAAGCATGATCCCAGATGATTGAACCATATTATGGTTTGACCATGATCTTGGTCTAAAGACCAAAGCCCTGTAATTCCCAAGAGATTACCTTGTAATCTGATAAAGGGAATCCCTTATTGTTTGTAAAAACAATACATTTCAATGACTTGTCATTGATTCTTGCTGAATCCTACGGATTTATAGGCGTGATCAAGCCCCATCTAGGCTACGGGGGGCATGGGCCATAGGGGGGTACGCTGATACTATATACCCATAATGACAGAGGGGGGTATTTTCAGTTGGAAACCACAATAATACCAGCCCATATATAGTATTCCCTAGTAAAAACAAGGGGTTAAGCCTAATATTGCTACGAAAGGCAAAGGTTATTGTAGAATACTTGGGGGATTACGTAAGGTATGTTGCAATGTTTGTAACAATTTGTGAACATCTGGACTTATACTTTATGGTAACTGGACTTATATAGAAATTTAATGGTGGTAAAGAAAAATTAAATTAATTTAAATATTATTTCTTACTTTTAGTGTTGACAAATAATTGGAGTGCGGTATAATTACTTAAAGTATTACTTAGAGTAGTACTTTAAATATTAAATACTAATTATAATTATAGTAAGTAATTAATATTTAAGGAAATCCTTTAAGGATGGTGTAATTTTTTTACTGTCGTAGGTAAAAAGTATTGACTTCCAAATTTAAAATAGTATAACTAAGGACAATCAATTGCCTAAAATGTATTCTTCAGATAATGTGCTAGAGGAATTTTACAAAGCTCTAGCTGATGAGGATGAAGGCAGACTCCGTAGAGTCCACATCCCAAGATCAGATGTGTTCTATATCAGAAATAAAATATTAGAGGACACAGGCGTTAAGTATTCCCTAGACAGAGTTGAAAGAGCTATGTACTTAGAGGGTCATCTTAAGGCTTCAGACGTGTTTGAACCTAGAAGAAAAAGAGATTGGGAATAAACCTATGGCAAAAACTGTTCTTGACGATTGGAAAGTGCTACCACGACTAATGATGCTGGCAGTTACTATACTTACCTACCAAGCAGTACACTGGTTCATGTCTTTACCTGACCCTAGTGTAGCTCAATCAGGTCTTGTCTCCGTTTGTATGGGAGCTTTGACTGGTTGCTTTGGGATTTGGATGGGTAAAGAATCTAAAACAACTGTGACACCTACTAGAGTTGTTCATGAAGAAAGTTATAACAAATGATTGGTCAAATTATAGGAGCAGTTGGTGGATTAGCCTCCTCTTACCTAGATGGTAAGGTAGCAATACAAAAAGCTAACGCTGAAATTAAACTTAAGCAAGCTACTGGTGAAATAGACTGGGATCTAGCAGCTATTCAAGCTACTCAGAACTCTTGGAAAGACGAATGGATTACCTTACTCTTTTCAATTCCATTGATTCTAGCATTCTGTGGTGATTGGGGTAATAGTATTGTTCAAGCTGGCTTTGCTGCACTAGAAACTATGCCAGCATGGTATCAATATTCACTAGGTGGGATTGTTTCAGCAAGTATCGGGATTAGATCCGTAAGTAAATTCTTTGGGAAAAAGTAATGGCTATTAATAGGACAGGTAAAGAAGAAAAACCTAGATTTACTGGGACTGAAAAGATAAGACTACGTAAAATCCTTAAAGATAATCCAGTGTATTTCGATAAAATACTTAGAGATCTTTATAAACCACCAACTAAAAAAACCAAACCAAACTCTATCGGCCCAGAATTACGGGATAAAAAAGGTGTACTTAAACGAGCCTTATTGAATAAAGGTGGTATGGTAAAAGGTAAAAAGAAATGAAAAAAAACTTTGACAAATGTTTATCAATGCTATTGCACCATGAAGGTGGGTTTGTAAATCACCCTAAAGATCCGGGCGGTATGACTAACCTCGGTGTTACTAAAGCGGTATATGACAAATGGATTGGTCGTGAGTCTACTGAACAAGAAATGCGAGACTTAACATTTATAGATGTAGCACCTATTTACAAGAAGAATTACTGGGATAAGGTAAAAGGCGATGATCTCCCTAGCGGTGTTGACTGGTGTGCCTTTGACTGGGGGGTTAATAGTGGTTCTGGCCGTCCAGCTAAAGCTATTCAACGTGCTGTAGGAGCAACAGCAGATGGGGCTATTGGTCCTATGACCCTTCAAGCAATTATGAACAAAGATCCTCAGATGATTATTGAGAGTGTCTTTAGTCAACGCCAGAAGTTCTATGAGTCCTTACGTACCTTTGAAACCTTTGGTCGTGGTTGGACTCGTCGTAATAAAGAAACCCTAGACCAAGCATTGAGTATGATCTGATGAGTATACCTGAACGAGTTAAGACTAAGATGAAAGATGTTGGACTTAAGTCTGTGAATAAACCACAACGACTTAACGATAGCACTAACAAGTCTCACCACGTTATGGCTAGTGAAGGTGGTAAGTATAAGTATATTAAGTTTGGTCAGGAAGGTGTTAAGACTAACCAGACTGTAGGACAACGAGAAGCCTTTAAGTCTCGTCATGCTAAGAACATCAAGAAGGGCAAAATGTCTGCAGCTTACTGGGCCGATAAGGTTAAGTGGAGCAGCAGTAAAACTAAGTCCTCTTCTAAGAAGTGGGTTAAAGGTTCTTAATGTCTCTTATCTCTCATCTACCATTACCCAATATGCCATTTCAAACTCATGTAAACATAGTCTTTGAAAATGGTGTAGGTGAGCCTGTAAGAAAAGATGTAGACACAAAAGAACCTACAAGAGTTACCCCTGATACACCAGTAGAAGATCTTAAGCTGGTTAATCAAATGTATGCTTACAACCCTAACCCAAATAAGTTACGAACTCCTGATGGACAAATCGTAGATTTTATTATAGCTTAAAGGAAAAACTATGCAAAAGAAAATGAATCCCGGAATGGCAGCACTAAAAAAGAAAGCACCAGCAGTAGCTAAAAAAATGGGCTACAAGTATGGTGGTATGGCTAAAAAGAAGATGGCCTATAACAAAGGCGGTATGGCAAATTGCGGTGCCTCTATGAAACCTAATGGCAAAGTAAGGAGCTAACGATGGCACTACCTTTAATTTTCGTAGTAGTTGGGGGGCAAGCATTTCGTATTGCCGCTACAACTGCAGGTAAAAAAATAGTACAGCAACTTTTAAAAAGAGGCGGTAAAAAAGTTACAGAGCAAGCAGCTAAAAAAGTAACTAAAAGTCCTGTAACAGTTACAGTACAAAATATAGCAAAGGTATTAAAAGATACTAGGGTTAAGCCCAGTAATACACCTAAGTCAAGTCCAATAACTAAACCTAAACCAAGTTCTGCAGCACCTAAAAAACCAAGCTCTGCGCCTAGCGTATCTAAACCAAATATCCCATCTACTGTTAGTAAGCCAAATGTAACTACAAGTGTAGCTAAACCTAAGTCAAGTTCAACAAAAGATTCTTCTCCATTTAAACCGAGAATGAATACTCAAATGAAAAATCAAAATAGTGCAGCTTCGGGTGGATTAAGAACTTCTACACTTAATCCCGGTCCAGAGATAGATAAGACAGCACCTAAACCACTTGTAAAAAATAGAACAAAACCTAAAAAAACAGAAGATACAAAAAAGACAACACCTGCAAAAGATCCTAGTAAAACACCTACTCGTAGAGATGACTATAAAAGAAATGAACCTACTAGAGCAAAACCTAAAAAAACAGAAGATACAAAAAAGACAACACCTGCAAAAGATCCTAGTAAAACACCTACTCGTAGAGATGACTATAAAAACTATAAAAGAGATGAACCTACTAGAGTAAGACCTAAAAAACGTCCTGCAACAGGTCCAGCAACTAACGAGTCTTTTAGTAAAGCTTTTGCTAGAAATAGGGCAAATAAAAAACATACTTTTACTTGGAAAGGTAAAGAGTATACTACTCGATATAAAGAAGAAACTGTAACAGAACACAATAAAAAATTTAAAAAGAAAAAATAATGGTAGCATCTCGTGAATATAGCACCGTAACAAAAGGAATAACTGTAACTGCTACTTCAGGCGGTGCTAGTTCAAATGTTATATATACTTGCCCTGCAAAGCATGATGCAGAGCTAGACTTCTTACATATTACTAATGGTAGTTCATCTACCCAAAACGTAAGCATACAGTGGTATCACGCAGAATCAAATACCTATCACCACATCTTAAATGATAAGTCTATAGCAGGTAAAGATGTCTACAACATCATAACCTCAGACAGGATTTACTTACATGCAGGTGATAAGATTACAGCCTTTGATGGTGCTAGTGGCAGTTTAGAAGTTTTCCTATCAGGTAAAGAGTTTTACAACCCTAACCGTTAATGCATAACGGGGTTGCAATCTTATCTCTAGTATGATATAACTATTTATGTAAAACTACTCCTGCACAAATAAAAGGAGTAGTGCTATGTTTAAGAAGATATTTAAAAAGATTCAAGAGAATCAACAACGAAGAGCAGAC